GGTTGCTGATTTATAAAGTTTAAGTTTCTAGCAGTATTGCTAACTTGTAAAGCCCAAACATTTGCATTTGATCCATCAGTGTTATGTGTTTTCAATTGCAAAGTAACAGGGCCTTCTGAACTGTAGTTAAAGTTATCTACTGTGGCATTACTGTTAGTTCTACCACTTTTGTCTTGAATTGTTACAGTTGTTCCTGTTTTGTTAGTTTTATCGTCAAAGCCTGCACTTAAGAATGTGTGATATTCATGTAACTCATGAGGGAATCTGTTTGCAACAAAACTACTTGCATTGCCTTCATCACCATAATCTCTTTGTGGTCTAAGTTCAATTTGTCCATCTGGTTTAGAAGCAATGACTGTATTTCCTTCATTACTGCTAACAAACGTTCTTGGAATAGAACCATTTGCAATATTTGAACCATCTGAAGCACTTGTTGAATATGTGCTTTGTATATGTATATCTGCATTTGCTACTGTTAAGTTAGCCGCAGTATCACCTGGCGCTCTTGCTGTAATACTTGCTGGTGGATAAAAGTTATCTGCACCAGATAAAACGCCTGGAATAATTTCATTAAATGTAATTCTACCTAAAACATCAGTGGATTTTACTGGTGCTTTTGCATCTTTGTTACCACCAATTATTTTAAAGTTAAAGTTTGGTGCACCTAAATACTGCATGTCAACAGTTGTGTTGCCACTTTGTCCTAAGAACTCTGTCCAAGAAGGATATTCAGTAAAACTTGATATACTGTTATCTTTGTATTGGTTCATCATGAACTTCATTTGTGGTGTGAGGTTAGCACTACCGAAGTCTGTTAAACCGTCTTGTTCTATTGTTATACCTAATGTGCTTGTTGAAGGTAAAACATCATTTTTACCAATACTGTTTATGTCAACAGTTGCGTTTGCACCAATTAGCAATGCTCTGTCTGTTCTTATTGCACTATCTGGATTACTGTTTATATCAACGTGGTTTCTAGTTACTACATTACCCAAATCAATTGTGTCACCACTTATGGTATAACTTGCATAGTCCATAGTAACATTACCAAATACTTCTGGACCTTCATATTTGCCAATAACAGGCACAATGTTTTTGTATGGTAAACTTGCATTTGCAATATCTTTTTGGAATCTAAACACTAAGTCAGTAAAGTTACTGCTTGCCACACCTGGACTCATTATAAAGAAACTGCCTGCACCGTATGATTTCAATGCATTTTGACTGAATGTTACTGTATTTCCAACAATGCTTTCAATGTATGTGCCTGCCGGGAAAGCCGCAGTTGAACTACCATCTGTTAGTGAATATATTTGCCAACCTGATGTTTTAGCATTTACACCTAATCCTGATTCTACAGCATTTTGTAAACTGCTAGATCCAAACACACTTGTATATGTGTTGTTTACACTTTCTTTTTGCACATAAAATCCGGCGCCACCTGCTAAGTCATATGATGTTCCAGTATTTCCGCCTGCTGTTATAAACAAACCAGTTAAGAAACTTGGAACACTGGTGTTTGTGCTGAATGCACCTAAGTCTGCACTAGCAACTGAATAACCTGATGTATCTGCATCAAATATTCTACTTTCTGTGCTACTAATAGTTTTGTCTACTTGTATGCCATTTGCTTGACCTTTAAGTTGTAAAGATTGACTGCTATCACTGACAATATGGTCTGTTATAACATTACCAATTAAATTTCCATTAGGCCCATCAACTTTAATATTGCCCTGTGTTGCAATAATATTTCCTGTTGTTGATGTTATATTGCTTCTAACAGATAGATAACCTTGTGCGTTTGTTCCTATTGTAACATTTCCTTGATAAGTTGTTATACCACCTGCACCACCTAAATCAACGTTACCTGCTGAAGTAGTAAGATCACCGCCTGATAGATAAACTTGAGCACCTGTAAATTCTGCAGAACTGGCTTGTATGTTAGCAGTTGTTGTTAAGTTGCCAGTCATGTTTATGATAGCACCTGTGTAATCGGCTATATCTGCATCTGCTCTAGCACTTGTATAATATAAATTAGTTGAACCTTCACTTAAATCATCAGTGTCTAGTCCTGCTAAACTGCTAGGTGAACCTGTAACGTTACCTACAACATTACCTATAAAGTTTGCACCTGCAACATTGGCTGTTGTTGTAATATTTGCATTTGAACTTAGTGCTGTTGTTATGTTATCTAAACTGTCTACAAATGCCGCATTTGCTCTAGCATTTGTAAAGTATAAGTTTGTGCCTTCAGATAAATCAGTTGTTGACTTGTTACCAAATGCAGTATCAAAACGTGCTTGAGTGTAATATAAATTTGTTGATCCTTCTGTAAGGTCATCAGTTGTTTCTGCAAAGAATGTAATGTTTGATCCATCGTTACTAAATCCAAACTTATCATCTGCTTCACTCCAAATAATAAAAGTGTTTGCGGCTGAGCCTCTGTCTACAAATATTTGACTGTTTGCACTTGGTGTCCCTTCTGCACCAAATTGTAGTGTGATGTTTCTATCTTCTACAAATAAGTCAACAACTGTTTCTGAATTTATGTTTCCGGTAACATTTAAATTGCCGCCTACACCTAATTCTCCATTAACAGTAGCATTACCCGTTACGTTTGCTTGTCCTGTTGTAGTATGGTCTATGTTTGCAGTAGTAAATGTTCCATTATTTGCTTTAATATTACCACTTGTGCTTATGTTTGCACTTGAATTCATACCTGTAATATTACCTACCCATTCAACAGGTCCTACTCCGCCTGTTCCAGAAGTTGCATTACCGACAATAGTTAATGTTTGATTTAATCCAATATCAATATTTGATGTTAATGTTGTGTTTGCACCTGCAATATCTATGTTTGCAGTCATATCCAAGCCATTTGCTTCTATAAATGCTTGTGCTTGTGCATTTGTTAATTCGTCTATTCCTGTTAATTCACTACCATCACCAAAGAACTTAGTTGCTATAACATTTCCTGCACTTACATTTGCAGTTGTTGTAATATTACTTGCAGTATCAACTAATCCTTTTACAGTTCCTAATAAATTACCAGCACTTATATTTGCTGTTGTGGTTAAATTACCAGTCATATTGGTCATAGCACCAGTGTATGCCGCTATTGCACTATTAGACCTTGCATCTGTGTAATATAAATTTGTTGAACCTTCACTTAAATTATCAGTAGTTTGACTTGTAAACCAATTGTTTGCAAGTGTGTTAGAGAATATTGCATCAGTGTTTGCACTTATAACACCTGTTGTTGCATCATATAGTATAGGTGCTGTATTGCTAATTGCACCTCTGATATCACTAGTTGCAACACCAGTATATTGTATAACACCATTACTTGTTGCACTATTGTCATATGCTAAGTTACCAAAACCACTTAGATTACTTACTGATATTCTTGTTCTTACATCAGTGTTACTAACTGGTGCTGTATTGCTAACAACTATGTTTGATACTGTTTCGCCAACCGTAACATTACTTGCAACCTGTGTTACATTTATAGTGTTATTTGAACTATCAGTTACGGTTATATTGCTTGTGCTGTCAGTAACAGTAACATTGGCTTTACTTGACGTAACAGTTACGTTAGCCATGCTATACCCCTACAATATTATTAAATGTTACCGAATTGTTTGCTGATGTTGGATCGCCTGCTTGAACATCTGCTGTATAACGTTCTAATATTGCCCATCTATGACTGTCAAAAGTGTTAACAGTTGGATTAGTATCTTCCCAAGTAAATTCAACTATGGTCATAACCACATTGCTTCTTGCATCAGGATATATAAATCCTGTGTATCTATCTTTTGGTATTGTGAAGTCTACTAGTCCTGAAGCGGCATTTGTTACATTGATGTTGCCTGCGCCTATTGTTGTGGAAGTAGAACCGAGATATCCTATAACGTTTGAACTGGCAAAGTTTGGCTCGCCAGTAGTAATGTTGTAACTTACACTATCAATAACAACTGTTGAATAGTTTGCACTAAAGTTGTAATTTGAAATATCAGTGCCGTAATTGTATGTAAATGTTTTTTGGTGTTCTGGTAACATTTCAATTACCTTGACATTGTCACTACCACCGAGGTATTGACTAAAACTGAGGACTCTTCCGCTCATTCTACTCTCCTATTGGAAATAACTATCAAAGTATTCTTTGACAGTTCTTAATTATGTTATATTTATCTTATTCGCCGGAATCTGGCAAGGTTAGACCCGTAGCCGCGGCATATTCATCAATATCAATCACTTCACCAAGAAAAACTATTTTTCTTTCTCCTGGTCCTATATAATTGCCGTCAGCATCGAATAAATTTAGTATAACTGCGTCTGGACTTGCTTTCATAATTTACTCCTTAACTGGGTTTTGTGGGCCATGTAACACCATGTGTTTCTGTTTTACTGTGATAATCAAAGTCTCTTAGTGCTTGTCTATATGTTGCCCATTCTGTTTTCTTGCTACTACTTAATGGTGAGTCAGCACCTTGTGTCCAATCACTTTCTAATAACATTCTGTCTCTGATTATTTTTAAAGTTTCACTTGCTGTGTCTTGTGCTTTGTTGTTTGCATCTCTCACAGTATAAGGCGTAGTTGTCAAATCAAGTTCTTCTGTCATATGATTTATAACAGGCTTACTCAAACTGCTTTCTAGTATGTAACTCATGTTTTTACTGTGGTTTTTTGCACACAACTGTTGTGCTTTGCCTTCACTAACTTGTTTTACCCAATAAATGTCACCATCTGTGTTGTTGTAAAACACATATCTAGGTTGATTGTTTCTATTCATTAAAAGAACCCTCCTATATCAATATAGAAGTCAGATTTTGTAATACGTTTGTCAGTGTTTGTAACATCAAATCCTCTAAATCTACCATTTGCGGCATCTTCTTGCAAATTGGTGTTTGCAAAGTTAATTACATCCATACTGCTTGGAACGTATGTTTTTGTGGCACTAGCGGCTGGTCTACCACTTGCAACTGCTACAGCACTACCTCTTGTTCTACTTACTTCATACTTAAAGTTGTCATTTATACTTGGTAAAACTGTTGTTCCTACACTTGCAATAATACCACTACCACCTACAACGTCTACTATGTCTGCGTTTGCATTAGCAGTTATTGTGCCATCTGTGGCAATGTCTAATTCTTTGTAATTTATTTGTCTTGTAGGTTGATATGCTAAAATACTGTTAGCACCAAACAAGCCAAAAGGCACAGCACTATTGATAGCACTATATTCGCCTTCATCAATACCACCTAGGTCAATGTTGTCAATTGGTGTGATTATACTGTTTGCTGTTCCTATTTGAACATTTGCAGTTGAACTGTCTTGCACAAGACTACTGCTGTTACTGTTTACATTAGCAACATCTTCTTCTACTTGTAGTCCTGCCTGCACACTACCTAATCTACCTCTGTCAATAACACCTGCAGGTGCTAGTGTAATGTTTGGTGCTGTTGCAACTGCTGAAGTTATACCATCATAGTTTATCATGCTAAGGTCTATGTTTGCTGTTATATCACCTAACAAAGGACCTACACTAAACATTTGGTCTTTTGGTGGTAAAGGAGGTTGAGGTATAGTTATGTCAATAATTTCACCCGGTATAAATGTTGTGTTGTTTTTTGGAGGAACAACTGGTATTTGTATAGGAGGCATTGTGTTTGCAACATTACTGGTTTCGCTACTGCCAGTTACATCTACGTTTACTTTGATTTCTGATATATCTGGAATGTCCGGTATTGTGATTGGAAAGTTAATACTTGGTATCATACCAAAGCCTGAGCCAATACCTTCTCCGCCAATACCAATATTAATGTTGCCTATATCTACGTTACTGATTATGTTACCTGTTGGCGGATCAACAATGTTTGCTACGTTACTTAATGGATCATCTACAATAGTGATGTTACCAATAATGTTTGAGATGTTGGCAATATCTGTGTTACCCCAAATACCTGTCCACCATCCTGGTATCAAACTTAGTCCAACAGCACCATCACTTTGTATTCTTGTGTGAGTATAGATACTGTCATCATATTCAATACAAGTAAACTTAGCACCTAGCATTGCATCTTGTGTTTCTACTTCTGTTACACGCATAACTCTAAACAATTTGTTAGTAAAACCATATAAACTGCTTGTAACTTTAACAATATCACCTACATCATTAACAATACTGCTGTAATCTGCTGTAAAGTTGATAACGGTGCTTATTCTACTTTGGTTAAGGTCAATATTTGCTAAATTGTATACTCTACTTCTATCATTTACCAAGTTAAATCTGGTATCTAGTGGGTTATCTGGCTCATTTGCGTTTCTTTCACCTGCAGGTGTGCTAACAATAATCGTTTGTGTTTGGTCTTTCTTGTCAACACTTGGATATTCAGCATCAATACTGTTGTATAAACTGTAAAGTTCTGTTGATGTTATTTCAATACTGCTTGTGATGTTGTCATCATTAAACACATAAGCCGCTGACTTTTCAGCACTAGTTGCCGCTCTGTTTGAAACTACTTTGAACTTACCTTGTTTTGGATCATATGCAAAATATGCCGCACAACTTCTACATATTTCATTAATGTTTGTTTTTACAGGTTGGTAACTGCTTAACATACCGTCAATTTGCCATCTGTTGTGTTGTGCTGTTACGTTACCTGATGCAGTTCCGTAGTCTACTTGGGCCGTAGAATAGTCATAGAGGTCGTTAAATGAAGTTAAATCTAAATCACTACTACTGAGTCCAGCACCATATCTATCGTTTTGTAGATAGTCCAATAACACGTTACTGGGTTCATTCAAAGTGTTGTTGATGTTGTATGTTATAGCACCAAGTCCTTGTAATCCGTTTTCAGCATCATAGTCCATTTCAATAACACTAAACACTAGTCCTTCAAAACTTGTGCCTGCATCAATTGTGGTCATTAACGTGGTAGCCGCTACTTGTGGTGTTGCTGGAAATATTTGATTACTTGCCGCTGTGCCGCCTGCATAAACTCTACAACGTATTTTACCGTTGATGTTTTCACTAGTTGTTGCATTTGGATCTGTTGCACTTATAACTGTTGCACCACTAAAGTTTAGTTTTGCATCATCACGATATATGTCAGTGACACTTATTGTGCCACTATCAGTCTTTTCACCTATAACCATACAATACACCATGGTATTGTTTCTGTTTTTTAACTCGGCATCAACTATAATTGCACCTGTATAACTTCGTCCGTAAAATACAGGAACTCTGTTGTCTGTGCTAGGTGGTAATTGTATCTTAACACCAGGATCTTTCATGTCCTGTTGTTTTGGTGGATCCATTACACCTAATGCTTTTGCTGTTCCTAAGGCTAAACCAGCCGCAATTATACTAGTTGCAATAGTTGCCGCTAAAGCGGAACCAAATAAAGTTGCTCCTACGATTGAACTTGCTATTGCTGTAAAGACTGCCATCTACACACCCTCATATATATAATTTGTTTCTATAGGTCGCCAACCTCTTTTCTCTAAATCAAAGTCTGGCGATATCTCCATGTTTGTGAGTGTAAAACCTGATATAACTTCTTTGTCTACTAGAGTTTTACCTATGTTCACATATTCTTTTAATAATCTATAACCCAAAGTAGACATTCTGTATTCTGGTTCTACCCACCATGCTACTTCTTTCATTGTTTTTACATGTGGTAACCATGCATCTGTTTGTATTTGTGCAATTAACATGCCTACTGTTTGGTCAGTTTGGTCAGTTTGGTGGGTTTGGATGCCCAATAATATAACACCTTCTTTGCCAAAACTGTCCAATAAACGTCTTATGTAGGCGTCATTGTATTTAGGATTGTGTAAAGCACTATATGGTGAACTGTTGGCAAAGTTAATCATCATTGCCATAATGTCATCATAGTCTTGTATTGTTGCTCTTCTAATCATATCTAAAAGTGACTAATAAATCCTAGTCCCATATCTCCATAATGACCACCGCCACCACGACCGCCACGTCCGTAGCCACCGCCGTAGCCTCCACCAGCACCTGCACTTGCATTGTATTCTTTACCAAAGTCAAATTGAACATTGTGCAAGTCTGCAACTCTGTCAAATGTTTGGTCACTTGGAAAATACTTTTGTCTATCTGTTAAGTTAGTTCTTTGTCCTGCTACTTTGTTTTCTAAAATAGTGTTTATACTTGCACAACTAACTGCAACACTATTTGTATTCTTGCCTTCAGCAAAGTTATAGTCTTCACTTATGCTAAAGTTAGTTATGATACCATTATAACGTTGAAACACATTTGCGGCATCAACACTATAATCATCATTGAAAAATGCTCTGTGTATTTTAACTGTGCCACCTTTAATCTTTGAACTCAATATCAAACTCATGTAATCTTGTTCACTGGGTATACCACTTAAACTAAGACTGATGTCACCGTTTGTTGTTTTGATATCTTCTGGTATTTCACTTACACCTAGAAAACTGCCTAGTTCTGTGTAAGTGTTTGAATCATATGTTATTGGTTTATAAGCACCACTTATATAGTATGTTGTTGAACCAATAGTAAGGTCTACCAACATAGCATGTTTGATATTGTTTGTTCCTGTTACTGGAGGTATTGTTGTTGCCATGTTTTGTCCTTATGTTGTAATTATTTCTACCATTTCAAATGCACTTTGAAATTGGATTCTGTCATGTGGCACTATTCTATAAACTGGCTTTTTGGTTAACTTCACTTTGAAGTGAACATCTTTACCAGTTGCTATGTTGCCACTTGTCAATGTAACACCGTCTTGACTGATTACTGGTCTGTGAACAGGAACTGCTACACTACTGCCTGTGCTAAAACTAACATCACTTGTTACTTGATAAGGATATCTATAACTGCTTACTAATGGTTGTAAGAAGTCTCCTTTCTTGAACAATGTGCCACTGCCACTAACACTACCAGCATTTACGTTTATTGTGCTACCACTTACACTTACTAGTGTGAGTGTGCCACTTGTTATACCACCTTGATATGCAGTTATATAACTTAGTCCACTGTTTGTATCACCAATGTCTATGGTGCTTTCTTCTGTTACATCTAAGGCATCTAGTGCCTCTAATAAATCTCTGTTAGTGCTGTATTTCAATCCATTATGCATGCCTACTTTAAATCTGTAAGGCACGTTAGTTGCTCTTTCGGCTGTTAACACAACACCACTTCTTGAAACTGATTGTGCCGCAACTTTACCTTTGTCTATTTCAATGTATGTTGCGTTGTCTATGATTGTTTGTAAACTCATTATGCTGGTTGCCTCCTACTGCCTACTCTAGTAACGTTGAATAAGAACTCCGGGTTTTCAGCAAGTCTGGCTTCAAAACTTCTACTATCTATTGCATTTATATTGTAATTTACTGTTGTGCTACCAAACATGCCTGATCCACCAGTTGCCATTTCATCATTTGGTATAACTGTTCCGCTTTGTTTAGGAACAAACAGTTCTGGCCCTTCTTCACCTACTACATAAGGTTGTCCTGCTTTTGCTGGTCCACCATCTGCAAGTCCAAATATACTAAGTATAGGACCTGTAATAAACCTTTGCACTAATGCTTTTGCTAACACTTTCTTTATGTGGTCACCTAATGCAGTAAAGTCTGCTTTGCCTTTTAGTATAGCATCTGTTAAAGTATCTTCAAATATTTCAACGCCTTTGACTAATCCATCTTCAATTGTTTTTTGCAACCTTTCCATTGGTGTTCCTAATCTAGTAGCAACATCTTTAAGAACTTTATCTATATCAAATACTTTTTTCTGAAATGCTTCTAGTAGATCCGGTGCTTTTTGAAGTTGTGCAATTATACGTTGAAATAAAGTTAATTGTTCTTCAACTGGTTCATTAGTTTTATCTGCTTCTGATTTTACATCTTTTAAACTTAAAATGTATTCTTTCAATCCTTCAACGTCGAAGAATGAGAATGTTGTTCCTGCTCTCTCTTCCAAATCTGCAATAATACCATCTAGAAATACTTGTATGTCGTCTTTTAATACTTGTAATTCATCATTTCTCATGAATTTTCTGAAGAAACCTAAATCATCGAATCTTTTTTGGAATTCTTCTACGTCATGTCCTGCGGCTTCTAGAGCATCTAACAATTTCTTTGTATCAGGTGTTACAAAACCTAAAGGGGTCTCGATTGCTTCATTTAAGGCTTCTAATTCTTCTTGGGCTTCCTTTGCATCACCGGTAAGTTCTGGTAATCCTACTATATCTAATTTTCTAGCAAGTCTTACTATACTATTTGTAACTGCAATAAGCATGTTTGCCATTTTACCAAACACAACTACAACATTTGCTAGTATATCTAGGAATTCATTCTTAAGGAAGTTTCCAAAGTCTTCCATTTCACCTTTTTCTTTACCTATTTTAACTAAGAAGTTTGTAAAGTCTAAAGTTACTTTTGTTAGTGCTGGTGCTAATGCGGCAACGAAAACATTTGCAATACCATTTGCAAGTTTTCTCAATTCAGTCATTGCATCATTAAAACGTTCTACGCCTGCTATTGCACTAGCACTTAAAACAGCACCTAATTCACTTGCTCTTTCAAATACTCTCCTCATAGCATCGCCACCTTGATTAAGAACGTTAACTAACTCAGCACCTTCTGAGTCAAACGCCTTAAACGCAATGCTTAATCTTGCTGATGCACCTTCAGT